TTTATACATTGGATATCAGTGGAAACGTTCGTAGTAGTGATTTAAGAATCGATAATGGAAACATCCATTTAGGACAAAACGCTGGATTAACAAGTCAAGGAGCGAATTCTATTGCTATTGGTTATTCTGCTGGTCAGACAAGTCAAGGTCAAAGAAGCATAGCAATAGGTGACTCTGCAGGTTTCTCAGGTCTAGGTTTTAGAAGTATTGCTATTGGTGCTAATAGTGTTGGAACTGGTGGTAATTCTATTGCGATTGGTGTAAATAGTGTTGGTACTGGTGGTAATTCTATTGCGATTGGTTTTGGAGCATCTACTAGCACTTTTGGAAATTCTGTTGCTATAGGTGCTGGCGCAGTAGCCAATGGAAGTAATCAAATCGTATTGGGTACTGCCAGTGAATTTTATAAATTTACTGGCATGGGTAATAATTATTGTTTAAGAAAATTAACAACAACAGTATCAATAACATCATCCGGTACATCCCAGAAAATCCCATTTGATACTCTTGTTTATGGAAATATAACAAATACCGGAATAGCATATACTACCGGTGGAACATTCACCAATATTAATGGTTATCCTGTTGTTGCACAAATATCAACAAGTATTATTTTTGCGCCTAATGTTACAGGTAATAGGCAATTAAGAATTGTCAGTGAGGCGACTGCATATGCATATAATACAGCAAACGCTTGTACTGGTGCTGGTGAATCTACAGCATTAAATACAAGTATAACATTATTATTAGCTGCTGGTCAAACCTTTCATGTTGAAGGATACCAAACATCTGGTGGTGCTTTAAATGTTCAGTCAATTAGTGCGGGTCCGGTAATTACAGGTGGTTATCCTACATTTATTTCAGTTATAGTTTTTTAACCATTACATGGATGAAGATTTGGAATGGTACATTCATATGAAAGGCTAGTTACATTAGTCTAAAACATTATATTTATATATAATGTTTTACAACATAGCCATATTTAGACAGACCCATCAACAGTAGGCGGAGTAATATCCCCATTTCTTACTTTCTCAACATCAGCCAAAACAATGTTCTGGATATATGAATCATCTTGACCCCAAGCATTATATTGTTCTCCTTTCAATGTAATAATCGATTGATAAATTGGTCTAGGACTACTACCCAAAAGACAAAAGTAATCAATCATAATTGAGACTTCCTGATTCAAAACGAAATTATATAATTGATATGTATACGAAGTAATATATTTGGTCTCGATAATCGCAATAGGGGGGTCAACTAAAACATTCATTATTATATATCCATATATTTTTTTATATTCTTTCAACCGAATTCAACCGAATTCAACCGAATTCAACCGAATTCAACCGAATTCACCCGAATAAAAAGACCCACCCCCAAAAAAGTCATAAAGGAATATTGACAAGATAACCACCGAAAAGGGGGATATCCAAAAAAAAATTTTTTCGCCACCTTGTAAGGATAATCCATGTCAATATACCTTTATGACAGTGTATAAAAACCCATATAGTAATGTTCTCAATATAATTGGCGGAGCCTAAGGGAGGGGGTCCAAGTCCCCGTAGGGGGACAGCCGCGGACCGTAGGTCCGCTGTCGGGGGAACCGTAGGTTCCTCTACATGAATGTAACTATAATCTTGACATTTTCCTTTTTGATACATTTACAAGCCGAAATAGAAAGTTCTTCGCGTTTTTTCCTTGTTTTACCTTCATCTGCTTGTATTGATTGTGTTAGTGTTGGTTGCCCTGATTGTGTTGTTACTGTTTTCCTTTTTGAAGTGCTATTGCGTGTATTCATATCGTCTTCTATTTCTGCATAATGAGCCTTAATATAATCTATAATCCGGTTCTCAATTGCCCATTTGAAAAAGTTGAGTTGTCCGATTGTTGTTTCCATAGAAGATTGTTCATCATAAGGGATATTTATTCGTTCCCACCTACAAAATGGATCGAAGTTCTTTTTAGCATAGGCTTTCAATTTCAATTTATATTCATTAAAAACTTTGAATCGTATTGTTTCTGTTTTTGAGATTTCTCCATGTATCATTTTTGGGACTTCATATACCGTGAAATATTTCTTGGCGTAATTTGTGACAAACCAATCGACGATTCTAAGCGATATTTTGGTTTCTCCATTGACAACCTCCATAATTCTATGTAGGTTCTCTTTATGTTTGTAAAACTCCATCAAATTCGTAAGAAGAAGTTGTTTTTGAGTAGTTATATGCGGATGTGCTATAGACATTTCTTTATGATACTTTACTGAAGGTTTTTAAATGGGTTTTTATAGTATCATATAAAGCCATTTTGCCATATATATATATGCCATTTTATGCTGTTGGAAAAGGGAGAACTACTGGTATTTTTACTACTTGGACGGAATGTCAAGAATCCGTGAAAGGGTTCAGTGGAGCCATGTTCAAAAAATTCGATACGAAGGGTGATGCTGAAGGATTTATACATAGTCATAAAGGATGTCATAAAGGATTGGTTTCACCGGATTATTATGTATTTAAGTTGTTTTTATTATTTAAATTAAAAGCAACAAGTTATTATATAAATCTTGTTTTTGTTATAACAAAAGCAAAAATACAATTTTTGTAAATAAGTATCAATTGTTTGCTCTTGCTTTTGTTATAACAAAAGCAAAAATTATAAGGTTTTTGTTGTAAAAAATTATAATAAATATTTTATCATCATATATTTATATAAATATATGAAAAAATGAGACCATACATGGTAAGAAAATATTTAATTACTATAAGCTACTCCCGCCATGCCACTCATGACCCTCAAAACGTTATAGTTAACAGCGTAGACACGAACCTTAGCAGTGGCAGTTCCAGAAACAGTAGGGGAAGAGAGAACGAGTTGGAGAACAGCGTTATCAATTCTGGAAAAGTTGCAACTCCCGCTTGGCTGATGCTCTTCTGGGCGAAGGGCAAACGAATAAACGTTGATACCAGAGTCAGGGGCACGGGTGTGGTGTTGGTATGGCTGAACAACGTCAAAGTACGAACCTTCACGTTCAGAGAATCTGTCTTGGCCGTTAAGTTGGAGCTTAGCGGTGACGACAGGGTTCTCACCCCAACAGTGCATATCGAGGGCAGTCTCGGCAAGAACGAATGTTCCGGCATCAGAGAGAGCAGAGCCAGAGATGGCACCACCTTGGTTGATGAATGGCTGTTCAAGCGAGGTAGGACCGAGCCATTCCTGGGCGGATGTAGGACTGGCAATATCAATGGCACCAGGCATCTGGAAGAGACCAGACGAGGTGACAAATCCTTGGGAACCAGAGGTCTCAGCAGGTCCACCGAAGGCGTGGAGAGCATTAGGAAGAGCATCAATGGAATCAGTGTAGTTGAATGGCTGGGCACCAAGGACCTTGAAAAGGAGTTGGGAAGCATCAAGAGACGAGCAATAATCAACGTTGGCATCAGGTTGGACAACCCAGATGAGTTCCTTGACAGGGTGGTTGAAGTTGAGCTTGATCTTGTTCGAGGACGAACCAACAGATTCGTCACCAGTGAACTGAACTTGCTCAATCAAATACTCGTGAGGGTTCTGTGCCATCTTTCTGCGCTCATCCGTATCAAGGAAGATGTAGTCAACATAAAGCGAAGCAGCAACAAGAGACTGTTGGTAAGCAACTGTGACTGGGATAGAACCAGTTGTGGCAGTAAGGTTGTTGACAGCCCAGAGACACTCGCCAATTGGGCGGATATCAAGGTTAATCTTGACTTCGTGATATTGAAGAGCAATAAGAGGAAGAGCAAGTCCTGGGTTTCTGCAAAACCAGAAAAGAAGAGGAATGTAGAGTGTGGTCTCAGGAAGAGCGTTTCTTGGGGCACACACTTGGGTAGGCGAACCAGAAGCAGCGCAAGGACCAGCAATAGAAGCAAAGGTAGGATCAGTCATGTAGGTGAGTTGAGTGGTGTTTCCAATCATCTTGAAATATCCACGTTGTTGCTCAGAGCTCATTGTGACCTGGTTCCAGATGTGCATCCAGTCACCATATTGACGGTCAATTCTCTGACCTCCAATCTCAACCTCAACTTGAGAGATGAGTTGCTCACCAACATAGTCAAGCCATCTGGCGTAAACACCGGACGATGTAGTGGAAGTGGAAGCAGCCATCGATTGGTTAATCTCAGGAAGAGTAACCTGGAGATATGTGCGGTATGCAAGATCTCCATTTCTGGAGATTGTGCAGGTAACGCGTCTGCCGAAATCAGCTTGACCAGAGAACGTCTGCTCAATTGACTCCATAGCGAAGTTTGTGTGTCTTCTGTAGGAAACCTTCCAGAAGGTAATCTCAGGAGTTCCTGTAAGGAACACGTCTTGTGCGCCGTAAGCGACTAATTGCATTAAGGCTCCACCCATGTCTGCGATATATTATTCCTAAAGAAAATAATTTCGGGAAATTCTCAAAAAAGTGTAAAATGCCTACATAAAAAGTAAAAAAATTAATTTTATTTTATTTTTATATCCTATTTTGTAGGATAATTATATCTATATAGAAGACATTCCATCATAAAATAGTTGAACGATTTCAACCATTTTTTCTGGTGGATGTTGTATCCAATAATCAACTTGTTAGTAGGGAAACCTAGTAGGGAAACCTACGGTTTCCCCTACGACCCCATCCCTTCTTTTTTGGATTCTTTTTTGGATTCTTTTTTGGATTCTTTTTTGGATTCTTTTATGGATTCTTTTATGGATTCTTTTTTGGATTCTTTTATGGATTCTTTTATGGATTCTTTTATGGATTCTTTTATGGATTCTTTTATGGATTCTTTTATGGATTCTTTTATGGATTCTTTTATGGATTCTTTTATGGATTCTTTTTTGGATTCTTTTTTGGATTCTTTTATGGATTCTTGATGTATTGTCATAAAGGAATATTTATGGTGAACTTTTTAACATGGCTGAAAAAAATTTTTTGGATCCCATTTTTATCATTATGTTCTCAATATTCCTTTATGACAATACATCAAGAATCCAAAAAATAATCCATAAAAGAAGGGATGGGGTCGTAGGGGAAACCGTAGGTTTCCCTACTAGGTTTCCCTACTAGGTTCCCCCTACTTTTTTGTATAATAAAAGGAGAGGGAGCGAGGACGACGTATACTCTTTACAACGACCTTCTTTATGTGTGGGGAATTGATATAATAGATAAAAGTAGCGGTGCAAGACTTGTAGGTAGATAACGAGCGATTATATTGTGGCATTATTACTATGTAAGTGGTGTGATTGAGTTTCATTAAAAAAATGGGTTCAATTTTACACCCTTGAATATTTATACGGTAATGAACACTTCACAATTGTCATAAAGGAATATCGAACACACCTGCCGGTAAAAAAATTTTTAGACCGCCCAGCCCAGCCCAGCAACCAATATTCCTTTATGACCTACACCGAATATTTTTATCTGGATACAATAATTCATAGATTCTAGTGAACCCCCTACTCCTATGGTAGGGTAGGAGGGATGGGTCACTCTATCTACGGTATTATTTCCATAGCACTAAATAGTATGAGTTACTATGTAGTGTGACTTTCATTTCATAGTACATGTGACAACCTGAAGGGATAGGTCGCTTGCTCTATAAAGGGTGAATATATAGTTTTTCAGGAACTAGAATAGTGTTTTCTTCTGCTTTTTTTGTTTTTTATATATTTTTTTGAACGTTTTTGATATTTTTTTATTTTTTTTTTTAAAGTTTTTATTTTTTGTTTATTTTTACCACCAGGAGTCGTAGGAGGATTATGAACGAACCCTGGGACTACTGGATCAGTATAAATTTGAGTTTGAGTGGTGGGATCTTTAACTGAGGATAAAAAATTATATTCCACACCATTTATTTGTCTTCTAGATACATTATACGGTATATTAGGGTTAGGGTCCAATCCGGGGTCTTTACGCAGTTTATAAATTTCAATATTACGAATTTTATTCACTTCATTATGATTATGAGGGGCTGGATATTCTTCTCTTGTATTAGGGTTGGATCTTTTTCCGGTCACAGGAGTTGGAATTGGAACTCCAAATTTGTTGTAGTCAGATTTCCATCTAAATGATGCACTTAAGGCAGTATCCACTAATACCAACTTTGGATTATCAATATTATTCTGAGTAATTATTCCAGAATTTTGATGAGAACAACCAAGAACGACACATCCCCTCCTGTTAGCTGGATTGCGATATATGTCTGGATGAATATCAGGGAAGTAATCACATCCAGCATAATGATTATTATCATCATATCCCAATCCCAATTTCGTAGTTAAATTAGGATCTAATTGATTTGTAGGACAATGTCCAACTACAAATAATGGTAATGGTGGTTTGCTACGGCTAAACAGTGCCAAATTATCACGGTCAATTTTCTCACATATATCTTTATTATTAGAAGAACGGTTGGCTATGAAAGAATCAGGTGATAGATTATCGGTATTTTTGATATAACTTGTTAAAATTGGTATTTTTGGTGTACCAACTACTCTATCTATCGATCTTTGATTATTATATAAAGTTATCAAAGGATAGGTAATTCTTAATGTACTATTATAAATACCAGCATGAATACATAATATTTTGGTTATATCACTAGCAGTACTATCAGTATTAGCACCGTCATAAATACGTAAACATAAAAACATGCAATTTAGATAAAAAGGTGAAAGAATATTAAAACGATTTTCACCAAGATCTCTACCTAATTCGTATGATGTATAAAACGATGTTGCTGTATCATGTATATAATGCCTATACCCGCCTGAATTATAACATAATAAATCAACATCATGATTACCTAAAGTAAATATAACTTCTGAACTATTATTGTTTGATCGTATTCTAAGATTATGTAAAAACATATGTAACAATAATTCAAATCGACCTTCAGGATCATCACATCCTTGATCTCGTTTTCCATCAACTAAATCTCCTATAATAATAATCAATACGCTTGGTCCACTAATCCATTCAAAATCCAACAATCCATTATAAATATTATTACCTTCATATGGGTCATAATCTGGTATATTATTATATGTAATTATGCGGTTACTTTGTAATATTTGAATAAATTTACGTAAATCAGCATGTATATCACTAATAAAAAATACTGTATTAAATTCATTTGAATTTATATTATGTGATCTTTTAAAAATTGGACGAGCGTGTGTTAATTTTACATGAATATTATCGATCACACCTTTATATTGTTGTGAAAGTTGAAGAGATTTGTTTGGTCCTCCAGATAGTGGAATATCAACTGCAGTAAATAAACAGCTATTTAATACACCTAAATCTAGTCTCTCCATATATATAGGTAAATAGTTTCTATAGTGGACCTTTCAATATTATTATCGTTTTTTGTGTGATTTCCTTTTTTGTTGCCTTTTCTTTGAAGTATATTTCCCTTTTGTTTTGTTCTTTCTTATCTTTCTTGAACCACCTAAATTTTTAATTATACACAAGTATTCATCTATATTTTTATCTTGTATTTCTTCTGAAAATTTGTTTGATGTGCGACCCTTATTAAATTCATACATTTCTCCATCAGTAAATTTATGTTTTGTTACCATAAATCCATTCAATTCGAAATCATCATAACCTGTATATATCCCGAGTATTTCAACTCTAGCTTGATGTGGCTGTATATTGTAATATATATTATTACCATGTAAATTGATTCCCCAACCTGTAAGACCCTTATGGATTGAAGTTAACCGTACTAAATTTTTAATCTCTTTATTATAATTTTCTATATCTACAACCCTTTTTTTATATGCGTCATATTTTGTCTTATTTTCATAATATTTTGTATATTCTGGATATTTGACAAATTCATCTTCTCTTATAAGTTCCCCACGTGTTATAGATGAATATAATTTATATTCTCCCATATCATGGACATATGTTGGGTCCGTTTTTCCATGATCATTCAATCGTGTTGGACTATAGTCTATAGGATTCGGTTTTAATGGTATTGGAATCGTCAACTTTGTTACTTTTTCTGGGTATTCCAGAGGTTTAATTTCTTCTGTACTCATTGATATTATATATACTAATAAATTATTTTTACTATGAAGTGATCTATAATGGGACAATTGAATGTTGTCCCATTATACAAGGGTGTATATCTTTTTATTTTGTAAATTATCGTTTTTTGTATGATCTCCTTTTTTGTTGTCTTTTCTTTGAACCCCCTTTTGAATTATATTTTCCCTTTGTTTTGTTTCTTCTTCTCTTTCTTGAACCGGCTGTTACTGGGGCTTTTTTGGGTTCATATAAATACATATCTATATCATACATTTCTTCATCACTATTTGCCTTTACACCCTTATTAAATTCATACATTTCTCCACTAGTAAATGTATGTATTGTATATCGAGGGTTGCTGTAATTATTATAACTAACATAATTTCCCAAAGGTGTGGTTTTATAATCAGGATTTACTCTTACATAATTTCCATCTTCAATTTTCAAACCAATAAACGGCGCCCCCCATCCACCTGAAGATCTCACACATTTATCAAAGTTAGCCTGGACTTTTTTTCTCTGTGTTTCTTTTTCTACCATACTATCATACATATCATCCTCTTTTTTTTTTGTCTCGTTGAATTCAGCAAGAGCTGGAGATGCTAAATATTTTGCAAGATCTTTTTTAAAAAGTTCATGA